CTTTACGCACATGAAATCACGAGGTGATATGGGTAAGTTTTGGCAACAACTTATTGATGGTGAAATCGAATGGCCTGAAGAACTACCAAAGTTAGGTAAGGCATGAGTATCACTTCTGTACAAATAATAGATATGTTTCAAATAGCTTATGATACAGATAAAAAACTGCCTTCTGTATATAAACGAGGTGCAAGCTCTATGAAGTTTGACATTGTCCATGATAGCTCAGATCATAATCGTTGGAGTAAACAGCCCATTAAAACAGTTGCTACAAGTAGAGAGATTGAGATATACGAATTTTGTCTTTTTTACTTAGGCCCATTGATGAGTATTGAGGAAAGAAAACTTGTTTGGGCCAGAACCTTGAATGCTCCCTGGCATTGGATAGGTAAGAATATTCTTAATTGCTCCCGTCATACTGCAAAAAAGAGATATTTAGAAGTTATTCGTATGCTTAGAATGAGAGTGTCAATCAGTGAGGAGCTTATGAAAAAGCTCCCCAGGATTTAATCATTGTTATTTGTCCTCCGTTATGTTTTGTTTTAAAAATTCATTTACTCGATCTTGTGTAAATATGTGACAAGCCAACAAAAAATTATATTTGTCAGTTTTGTCTTTTTTTAAATCGTCAATGATATAATCAAGATCGATAATATTCGATAGCTCCTCTATTATATCAATTGCTTCATTAAGTTTGTCTTGCATTGATCTTTGTTTCATTTATTTGTCCTCCGTTGTTATTTGTTGTCTAATATCGTCATAAATACTTTCTAAGGTGACATCAGAAACATCAAAATTATCCCATTCTTGCCCCTTGTATGTGACGTAAACTTGCACTTCTAATTCATCCATATTAATTTTATTCATAGTCATAAATTTCTGCCTCCTCTATTTCTTTTGCTTGTTTGTCAGAAATAATTTCATAATCCCAATCACCTATGCTACATATTTCGTCTAATGAAATTTTTTTATATTCTTTCATTTTTTGTTTTTGCTCTGTTTCAGTAAAGCCATAATCCTCACCATAACAAGATTCAACATCGACATAATGTAAATCAATCAATTGTTTTCTTAAATCTTCTTTACTATCATAAATTCTGTTATTCCAAGAGCCTTGTAAATCTATTCTTAAAATTTTACTCATATTTCCCCCTTGATCTTTTTTATTTGTTGTTTTGCTAATTGATAAAAATATTCATTGTCTGGCATACATGTATCTGTTCCCTCACTATGCTGACAATCTCGACAATACTCACCAGGCTCAATATCATAATTATAATTGATATTGGCCCCACCGCAGCTTGCACATACTTCAATGCCTAATTCTAAATAATCTGCGTATGAATAATCTTTACTCACATTGCCCCACTTTCATCTGTTTTTAATTGAAAATTTTGATCTAAGACTTCAATGTCATATTCAAAATCACCAAGATATTGAACTTCATCAAACTTACTTACTATGTATTTAA